CATTTCACTATGACAATCAAAGTTGACAATCTCAAACTAATGCCGTACGACTATGAAGTCGCCTTGTCTTCTAAAGGTATGGCACATTTCAAATCTGACAAGGTTCAATACTGGATTGCAATCAACAGTAAATAGGAGTAATATTATGACTGAAGCAACAGACACTCAGGCACCTGAGCAAGCACCAGACCAGGGTCCTGGTCTTTCACTAAACGACATCGCCGCCACTGTGCAGATTATCGATGCCGCTACTGCGAGGGGTGCTATCAGAGGCGAGGAGCTGGTTCCTGTCGGGACAGTTCGTGAGCGTTTCATGGCGTTCTTGAATCATGCCAAAGAGCAAGGTCAGATCGACCGTGTTCCTGGCGACCCGATGCCAGAATCACCAGCGCCTGCACCTGAGCAAGCAACGGAAGAAGCATCTAGCTAATTCCACGAAAAGGGGGCTTGACATAGCCCCCTTTTTACTCTATACTATGTTGATATATTTTTATTATGAGGTGACCTATGACAGAAGACTTTCTATGGGTAGAGAAGTATCGCCCGCACACTGTGCAAGATGCTGTACTACCTGAGTCTCTAAAGACTACATTCCAACAGTTTGTCGATCAAGACAACGTTCCTAATTTATTACTAACTGGTCGTGCTGGTGTCGGTAAGACAACTATCGCTAAAGCAATGCTTGATGAAATCAATGCAGACTATATAGTTATCAACGGCTCTATGAATGGTAACATCGATACGCTACGTGTTGAGATTGCCAACTTCGCTTCTACTGTATCATTCAGTGGTGGTCGTAAGTATGTTATATTAGATGAAGCAGACTACTTGAACCCCAACTCTACGCAACCTGCATTGCGGAACTTTATGGAAGAGTTCAGTAAGAACTGTGGTTTCATTCTAACTTGTAACTTCAAGAACCGTATCATTGAACCCTTGCACTCACGGTGTAGTGTTGTTGAGTTCAGTATCCCTAAAGATGAAAAGCAAGCAATTGCTGGTCAATTTTTCAAACGTGTAAAAGGCATTCTCAATGACGAAAATATCGAATACGATAGTAATGCTGTTGCTGAGTTGGTCAAGACTTATTTCCCTGATTGGCGTAGAGTCCTCAACGAACTACAGCGTTACTCTTCTACTGGTCGCATCGACTCTGGTATCTTAGCCAATAAGTCTAGTGACAACATTAGTACACTCATCACTATGATGAAAGAGCGTGACTTCACTAACATGCGTAAGTGGGTTGCAGAGAACACTGATATAGACAGTGCGGTCTTGTATCGCCAGTTGTATGATATACTGCCAAGTAAAGTAAATAGTACACAAAGCGTGGCAGATGCTATCATCATTCTGGCTGAATATCAGTACAAAGAAGCATTCGTTGCTAACTCTGAGATCAACCGTGTAGCCGCACTCGCTACTCTCATGGCAGAGATCGATTGGAAATGAAACTCCTGAATACTAAGAAGTGCCTAATCTGTCGTAAGAAATGCGGCAAAACATACTCAACCATCAAGTATCGATATGAAGATGAAAGAATAGGTGAAGTGTATGTATGTGAAAAGTGCTCCGAAAAGCACGACCTAACTTATGTGAGTGAAGACTATGAGCAATCCGTTTGATTATGTAAATACCATAAACCAAAGCAAAAAGAACATGATGCGTGACAGCGAGAATGATGCTTTGGCTGAGAAGCAGTACAGTCCGTTTCTAGTGAACAAAGCACTGTCGTACTTCCCAGACACTATTCTCCACGCTAATCTTGTCAACCAGTTCCACAGCCTCGACCACCGTCCTCAGTACGAGTTTTTACTAAATAGTGTAAGACCTCAAAAGCGATTTGCGAGGTGGGTAAAAGATGCTGGTGATAAGGAATTGGATATGATATGCGCTACTTATAAATGTAACCGCAATATCGCAAGAGAATATCTACCTTTGTTGTCCAGTGAACAGCTAAATTTTATGGAACAACAACTAGAAACAGGTGGAAATAAAAAATGAATATCGTAGAGAGACTTGTCGAAGTCGAACTACCAAGCGAAGAAAGTTTTCTAAAAATCAAAGAGACATTGACTCGTATTGGAATCGCTTCGAGAAAAGACAAGAAATTATATCAATCCTGTCACATTCTTCACAAACAAGGTAAGTACTATATCGTACACTTCAAAGAACTGTTTATGCTTGACGGCAAGATAAACAACTTCTCTGATGAAGATAAAGCACGTAGGAATACCATTGTGAAACTTCTTGAAGAATGGGGACTGATCAAAACTATGTCTGCATCAATAGCAGATGAGCCAGCGGCACCCTTGTCGCAAATCAAAATATTGCCATACAAAGAGAAGGACCAGTGGGAACTGGTAGCGAAGTACAGTATCGGCAAGAAAAAGTAAACAGGAGAATTTGTTATGATAGAACGCATCAAGCGTTGGTGGAAACTTCTGAACGACCCAAAGCCTCAAGGCGACTTGAGCAAACATCGACTTTATAGTGAAATGTATGAGGACCTTAGACAATGACAGATAAGCAACTAGACCTTTTTCCAGACACACTCGGCGTAAGTACATCCTTTACAGTGGATTACCCTATTACGAGTGAGTATTCAATTCCGTCCAACGTAAAGGTGTCATGGGACCATGTTTGGCCCACAACACTGCGAGTGTACAAACTTTGGGAAGATGCGTGGTTGCCTGAATACGGTAGCCAATGGGCTGCCTGCTTTGATCTAAAAGCAAGTCTACGTGCCTTTGACGAAGTAACTGTATACGGTAACGTTAGTAAAAAAGGTAAACGTACAGTCGATGAATATGGTGCATTGACACTATACTCAGATGAGCGCATTCTAGTGCCTACGGGACTAGTGTTCGACTTAGACGCAAACAAAAGTTTACGAATTCACCCTAGATCAGGACTTGCATTGAAGAATGGTATCGTAGTTGCTAACTGCGAAGGCATTGTAGATTCTGATTATGTGAACCAAACTTTTGTCATGCTTCACAACATCTCACATGAGCCGTTTCATATTAGAGACGGTGATCGTATTGCACAAGGCGAGGTAGTTCCAATGGAACAAGTCACGTTTGAAGTTGTAGACGAAGAGCCTGGTTTGAAGACTGACAGAAGCGGTGGCTTTGGTAGTACTGGAGTATAACTCAGTAACATCCTAGTCATTACTAAAATACATGAAGATTTTTTGTAGCATTACCATTCTTCATGTATAAATAAAGACGTAAGCGCCCTTGAGGGCTTACATAATTAATCTTGCTTTTATAAAGGAGAAATGATATGACATTTACGCAAGTAAACAATAGCCTACGCAACGACTTAGTTGGTTTCGACCGAATCTTTGATCGTATGCACATGTTGAATGGCATTCAACAAAAACAAAGTAACTATCCTCCCTACAACATCGTAAAGACTGAGGACGATCATTACGTGATCGAAATTGCCGTCGCTGGATTCATTCAGGACGAAATCAGTATTACTGTTGAAGATGGAGAGTTGAAAGTATCTGGTACGAAGAAACTAGATGACAGTGCAGAGTATCTTCACAAAGGCATCGCCGCACGTGACTTTACACGCACATTCACTCTTGCAGATACCGTTGAAGTACGAGGGGCAGACCTTGTAAATGGTATCCTAAAGATTGACCTAGAGAACGTAATTCCAGAAGAGAAAAAGCCTCGAAAGATCGATATTGGATCCGGAGAGGAAGTCTTTCTAACAGAAGACAAATAAGAACCTGGGGAGGGGTGCAAATCCCTCCCTTATCATCCACGCACCAATAGGAGTAAAAGAGGCGATGAATAGAGCAATCTCTTTTCTGAAGAGTTGCGATGGCACATTCTGCGATGCAGTTGCACAAGTTGCATTGAGTGGATTATGTGTCTTTGTAATAGCTACATGTCTAAGTAGCATATCCTAAGAATGAAGACAACACACACAACACAGGAGAAAAGTATGTCTAATAAAAACCCGTTTGAAATCAGAGCAGAAATGCTTCAACTTGCAAAAGAATACATGGATCAACAGTATCATATGAACATCCAGTTCTATGAGAACATGATCGGAGAGGGTGAAAAAGCCCGCAAAGACATTGAGGCGCAAGTCAAAGATGCCTATAAAATGTACTCAATGGAAGAGTTGATGGAAAAAGCAAAGGAGTTATATTCTTTCGTAGCTGAAAAGAAATAAACAACACGTCGGTAAAATGCGAAGGTCAATAGGCTTTCGCATTTTTTTATTTAAAAAAGGAGTAAAGTATGAGCATAGTATTTTGGGTTATAGTAGTCGTGGGTACAATCAGCGCAACAAGTGGTAACGCTAAGTTGAATGCGCTCTGTAAAAAAGAACTTCAAGAAGGAGTCTCTGAGACTATGAAAGAATGCAAGCAATATCACTTTGACAACCGAGCAATGAAAGGTTGGTAATAGATGAATGAACATCAAAACTACTGCACCACAAAGGGGCTCTTTCCTGCATTTCTTGTTATCGTTTTTATTATCGTTGGTATACCCTTACTGACGATGGGTATCTGGCAATAGCTTGAAAGTAACAGGAACACATCTAGGAATAGCAGTCATTCTGCTATTCTTTTTTCTTCAAATTAGTTGTTGACATCCGCTTGACATTCGTGTTATAATACACGTCTAACACGGAGAATATAATATGAAAAACGTAACAGCATTACCCACGCTGTATAAGCGTGACACTAAAGGCAAAGTGAGGGTACTGACCATTGAGTATGGTTATGATGATGAATCCACTGCAGGCACAAGATCGATTGCGGGTATTCAAGACGGTCAACTAGTGACCTCTGGATGGAAACTATGCTTACCAAAAAACGTTGGTAAGGTAAACGCAACGACCAATATCACTCAAGCTATCGCTGAAGCCCAAGCAAGTTGGGATAAGAAGAGCGAGAAAGAGTACTTCGCTGATATCAAACTAATCGATACATACGAGAAGTTCAAGCCTATGCTTGCGGGTGACTACACTAAGCAAAGAGTTCAACTTGACTCTGGCTTTAGTCAGCCTAAGCTAGACGGTATTAGATGTGTCGCTAACTCTACTGGACTATGGACAAGAGCGGGTAAACCAATCACAAGTTGTCCACATATCTGGAATGCAGTCAAGCCAATACTAGTAGCAAACCCCACACTAACATTAGATGGTGAGTTGTACAACCACGAACTCAAAGATGATTTCAACAAGATCACCTCACTAGTTAGAAAGCTAAAGTCTACAGAAGCAGACATGAAAGAAGCGAAAGAGTTGGTGCAATATCACATCTATGATGCACAAGATTCACTATCACCTGAATTGTCGTTCTCGTTACGTAGCACCATGAT